AGAGTAATTACCATTACATCTGTAGCCGCTGAACCAGTTACTTCATAAGACTTACGTTGGATAGTCAAATGATTCCTCATCTCAAATGGAGATGCATAGTTAGTAATACCTGAACGAGCAGATCCTTCTTCAAATGCAGAAGATTCTTTTGAAATTTGTTTACCAGCAGTAAGTAAAGCTGGGGGAACAAACCTTGCTTGGTCAGCACCAGTTAGTTTCAAAGTATAGATATAACCATCACCATCTTGAATTGGATCAGCAACTACAATTACTTGATATTGACGATCGTCCAAGATTAGGATTTCACCGGATACAAAGTCTTTACTTGCCAGTACAATACGGAAGGTTTGATTATACAATCCAGGAGTGGAACCACCATCACCAAGATTACGTACAATAGATACAGGACGCTCTAATTCACCAGCTAATCGCCAGCCATATTGCCTATTATCTACATATAGGGTACGACCTAGACCACCTGTTATCAGAGACAACACATTCCCATTATACTTTCCAAACAAATATGCCAAAGCATTATTGACCATTTGTGGTTGAGTTAAGAAGGCAGTGGCTAAGCTATTTTCATCTGTTAGACCACTCCACTTTTTACCTCGATAAAGTTGTAGAGCATTTACATTCATTAATTATATATTTATTAAGTTTAAAATTACGATTTTCTCATTTTACTAAACATCTTTTCAAATGCTGTAATATCTGATGATTGTGCTATTTCAGCAGTTGCGCCCTTAACTGTAGTCTCTGTCTTAGATAAGATATTGTTACGTATCTTCTGTGCAGCAGTTGACTCAGCTCTTTTTGCTACTTTACTGAAATCATATTTCTTATATTTTAAGAAGGCTAATTCTACTTGAGTTTTCTGAGGATCTGACTGAATATCTTTTTGATATTGAGTTACACCATTTCTATCTTGCTTAAGTAAGTAGTCTTCAAAATCTTGTTTTTCTTTTGGATTAATTGCTAAACCTGCAATCTCTGTAGAGCCTTTAATAAAGGTTTGTATACCTGAAATATACTCTCTAACTTGATTGTCAATTGCTTCAACTTCTTTCTCCTGTTGTTTTACTAATAGTTGTGCTTTACTTTCTTCTAATTTTTCTAGTTTCCTTAAAGCCAATTTAGCTTGTTTCTCTAGTAGTAAACCATCTTCATAGTCTTGTATAGTTTCTTTAATCTCATCATTAGAATAATCCTGAGATTTTAAATACTCCTTAACTACTAGTTTCTGAGTTGATTCATCACTTATATCTAAGTTATCATAATCTAAACCAGATGCTTGTACATTAATAAACTTCTTTGGATCTCCACCTTTTTCAAGGAAGTCTAAGAATTGTTTACCTAGTTCTGGAATAGATTCTTTATATGAATCAATACCAGATTGTACTCTATTTATAATAGTTGATTCAAATTTCTCAACCAGAGCTTCAGCAGAATCTTCTACTTCTTCTCCATCTTCTAGATCTAGGATATTAAACTCAGCCATAGTTTCAATAAATGGCTTGAATGAATATTCTACTTCTTCAATCTCTTTATCAGAAGCTTTTTCGATAACTTCTTTATCCTTTGGTTTAACTTTAGATTTATCTTCTTCAGAATCTTCATTTACTTTTAAAGCCTCAGCTTCTAATTCTTTTTTTAGTTCTTCTAAATCACCAACCTTATCGTCAATAATTGGTTTAGCATTTTCTAGATTCTCAATAGTTTCTGTTGGGGACTCAATTGTAATCCCTTTTAAGAAGTCTGGAATCTCTTGTATTTCTGGAACGTTTGGCATAAATTATTATTTAATGTTACAAAATTAATATTATTTCTTAATATAAAAAAGTTTATTACGTTTTTAGACTAGCAAAAGTAATTTGCTATAGCTTTAATTGAAATATTAGGTTGATTTGGATTTATTTGCCTTATATTTCTCTACCACTAGTTTATCTTTAGCAATCTGTTCTGCTGATTTAATCTTTTCTCTTTCTAGATCTATTTTCTTATTAGCAATATTTACATTATCTCTATGTTTAGATATATCTGCAGATAATTTATCATACTCTAATACATCTGGAATACCATTACTATTAATATCTTTATCATCTGCAAAACCTAATGCTTGTATTTCAGCTACTTCTTTTCTTAACTCGCCAGTTATATATTCTCTCTGATCAAGTCTATCAGCTTTATAAGCTTCCATATCTTTTACTTGTTGTGCATTAGCCTGTTGCATCTCCATTTCATGTTGTTGCTCTTGTTGCTTCAACTGATCTGATCTTTGCTCAGCTTGTTTAATTATATTATCTACTTCGGATATAGATTGAGAGGAGATAATAACTGCTGCTTCTTTTAAAGAAATCATACCAGAAGATATAGCTTGTTGAGCCAGTATTTTCAAATCTTCTAATGATTTAACTTCTTTAGCAGAATTAGTTACAAAGATACCATAGTCTGCATTAATGAATTCATCATCTACATTGATAATATTTCTACCCATATCATCTAAGATATAGTTTATTTTCTTACCATCTTTGTAGGCGGTTTTGGCAACTTTTATAAGTTGAGATAAAACATTCTTCTTCACTTCATTGTGAAGGTAGAATATAGGCTCTGTAACGTGAGAAGATTGTTGTACTGACCTTTCTACTCCACCAACTGTTTCAGTTGAGCTAATAGCCCCCATACGTTGTCTAGTAACTCCTATAAGATCTGAAGCCATTGCTTCTATCTTATCCATTACATTTATATATTGACCAACTGCTTGAGATAAGGCTAAATCTACTCCAGTAAACTGGTTAAAACTAGATACTTGTCCTGCAAATTTACCATGTCCTTCCTCAAATGAATTTACCCAAGCAATACCTACTGTATCAAAATAGTATAACCATTTGTCTAAATCCATACCTTGAGATCTAGGTACTTGAGATATATCCATAATAAATTTCTTACCTTTAGCCTTAGCTATTTCTAATTCCATTCTATACATTAGAATATTGATTAGATATTGGTAAGGTTTTACTAAATCTATTGCGGATGTAGGAGGAGAGTTTCTACCATTAGATATTGCACCTACATATCCTAACTTACATAAAGAAGGATTATCTATAGATCTGTACTGAACTGTCTTAGGTCTAATCTGTACATAGATTTCACTACCTATTCTAGTTCCTTCCCACACTTCATTAATCCAAATCCATTCTACTTCTTCACCATTCTCTTTAACTGGTTTATAAGTCTCATCTACTATAGTTTCTAGCTTCTCTAAAGTATCTGGATCATAATAAGTAAGATAACCTATCTTTCTCATAGACTTCCATTCAACTCTGGATACAGTTATATAACTAGTATCATTTCCATCACCACCAGATCTAATAGTAGATTCAGTAATAGGAAGTATAACATCAGGATTCTGTCTAAGACCTTCTGCCATACCTAAATAACCCATAGCACCATTACTAGATTGATCTATTAAACTAATCTGGTAATCACTAAGGTCTTTATTATAAGCATCTATAATTTGAGAAGCAGTACAATATTTAGTATGTACAGCCCATTGACCATCTTGAATAAAATCTAAATCTGGATTTCTATCACAATCAAATTCTAATGGGTTAACTACTTCTACAATAGGTTGTCCATTCTGAATACCTACATAATAGAATTCTTCAGCAGTAATAAGATTATCTTTAAATCCTTTATTAAATTTATATTCTAAATTCTGTTCTTTAATTAGATACTGAGCTAATCTATTAGCAGTTACTTCTCTCATATCATTTAGACTATAAGTAGAATACTGTTGTACTTGCTCAGGAGTTGGAGGGGCTTCTTCTGGATTCTGTATATTATAACTTTGTTGTTGCAGACTAGAAACTAATTGTGATTCTAGATATTGAAGTAACATATCTCTTTTCTTTTCTTCAATCTGAGATACAGCTTCTTCATTTATTGCAACTATCCTAAAGTTAAAAGGTCGCTTTATTTCTTCACCTTCTAGTAATTTTAATCTAGAAGTTATGATACTATAATTCTGTAACTTGGCAGGAAATTTCTCGTTCAATCCATAGGGATTAGTTACATAGGTAAAATCTTTTTCATCTATAATGTTATTATACAGATCATAATTTATCTTCTTCTTTTGAAAAGAATTATATCTTGTATTACTAGCATTACTAAGATTTATAATGAAATCAACATTTTGTTTACCCCAGTTATCTCCTTTTTTACTTCTAGACAACTGTTGTCTTGGAAAAGATGTAGGTAACTCTTGTGATTTAGAAAGTGGATTATCTGCCATTTATTGTAATTAATTTACAAAAGTAATAAATATATTCTTATTTTCCAAATTAAACAAATAGCTTTCTACTAAAGAATGCATCTTGTTTAAATTCTTGGAATGTTTCAGCAACGATTTGGTGCATCTGTAAGTCTTGCATCATAACTAACATAAAGGCAATTACTCTATCAAAGTTATCGTCAGCATTATAAGATATTAACTCCTTAAGTAAAGGAATAGATTTAATCTTAGTTAACTGTAGTACTCCTGGTTCTAATTCAGACTTTAACCAATCTCTAGTCATAATTTCAATACTGTCTTTAATGGCCTTAGTCATATGTGTACCATATACTCTATCTACATTAGAATTAGGAGATATAGATTTAATGATACTAGGTTGTTTAGCTAGTAGATGTAATGAATTTTTAGTCTGGAAGTAAGTCTTTAAACCCGTCTTCTCATTCTCATATAGAGCTAAGCAGTTATAATACTCAATTAGTCTTCTACACTGCTCATAGAAATCATCTGCAAATTCAGGTCTACCAGTATATTCTGCAACAGGTAGTTGATAAGTTTGATCTGAATTTATAAACCTCTTATAGATAATAATAGATCCCATAGAGACTGAAGATTCAGCCTTATCCTGATCATATGGGTCAATACCCGCAATATATAATCCAAATGGAGGGTTA